CATATCCATTACGACCTGTAACAGACTCATGTGATAAACGAATCCATTCAATGACCGATTGTGCTCCACTTGGAACGATAGGGTCATATAATGTTATTGTTATAGGCTGCCAATCTGCTTTACCCTTTAATTTTCTCTTTACATTGATATGGTCAAGTACTATTTCTCCAAACTGAAGAGTAGGTCTCTGCATAGTTTTAATCAAGTATGCTGGGATACCTTCAAGATACATGACATATCTGTTCTGAACCTTTGGTTCAAACGCTGTAAAAAATACTTCTTGCGGTGTTAATAATTCTGCCATTTTGACTTCTCCAAAGTTTAATATGTTTCTTCGGTAATAAATATATACTTAGTTGAATTTTCGTCCAGTTTTAAAACAAAAAACCCTCTAAAAAGAGGGTTTTCTGTACTTTTTATGTTTTCACCAATTACTCAGGGAATGCTGCTCCTGTAGGTAATATGTTGAAATCAAGTATGATGAACTCTGCAGTTCTCGTTGGTTGTAAGAATATCTGACCATACATGATATTTCTATCTATCAAGTCTGGTGTATTATTAGTATCATCCATTACGACCTTGAACGCTGACAATCCACTTCTCTGTTGTACTGACTCAAGGAAAGGATTTACAATTCCTAAGAATCTGTTACGAGTAGCTGCGTTGTTTTGTTCAAATACTAAGAACTTCGTTGCTGATGCGATGAACTTCTTAACTGCAATCAAGAGTCTTCTTACATTAACTCTGTCCAATGCACTTGGTTTGATTTGAAGTGTCTTTTGACCCCAAATACAAATACCTTGTCCAGGAAAAGTTGCAATCGGATTGATTCTTGCTTCATAAAGGTCATCCCTTTCTGCAAGAGTCAAACGACTCTTAACTTGAATTGCATCTGTGATACCACGATTCAATCCTGCTGGAGCGAACCATTCATGTGCTAATGTATCATTTTGTGCTATCACACCTGCTACAACAACTGATGGTGGAACCCAAATGTATGTATTGTTATCAACATCTCTTATCTGTACCCAAGGGTAATAAGTTGCAACATAACTTGAGTCAAACGAAGTTAACTGAGTTGTTGCTGATGTTACTGCAGTTGAGTATTCAAATGCGTCCATTACATAGAAAGCATCTGCTCTATCTTCTGCTACATTTTTCGCTTTAGTTGTCACGGTTGGATGTAGTCCTTGTAAAACACCTGGAACTACAATCATATTAATATCAAATTCATCTGGATTAGATATTGCGTTCAATGCTCTTATGTAAGCAACAGAACCACTTGCGGTTGCTGAAGAACAATCAAATCCTTGAGTATTTGTATTAACAATTTCTGAACCAACTTTGACATCATCTGCTGGATTCTTACCATCAAAACCACCTTGCATCGGAACAATAAATTTCCTCTGTGCTGCATTACCATTAGTTAATGTTAGAGTAACACTCTCATCAACATAAGGTGACACACTACCAGATGTACCAGTTTGTGCAAACAAATCAAAATCAGATTGATTTGTAGTTAATGCATTATCAGGTAAAGGTGCTAAGTAATTAAGGTTTTGTTCATATAATGCTGAAGAACCAGACCAGTAGTTATATCCATATGCTACATTGTAGTTTACATTACCATCATCATCAATCTGTTGTATGACTTTAGATGCTGCTAATATTCCTTCACCACCATCGTTTATCGGAAGACTAATCTTACGATATCCACCTGGTACAAGGTCTTTAGATAGTGTCTTTTTCTTAACACCATCCACTATATCAATGTAGACATTATCATCAACTGCAGGATAATCACCACCTTGTAAAACAAGTTTACCATCTGAATTAACTTCAAAATACTGACTACCAATTACTTTTTCAATGTATCTTGGTGAGTCTTTATCTAAGTTAACTTTTTGATAAGTTGCTTTAATGTCTTGACTTCTTTCAGTATCTTCAGAACCATGATAATTTTTGACCCCACGAATCGTTACGGTGAAATCACCATAATCTTGATTTACACCTGCTTTAGCATCTGCTGGTGGTCTAATATCACTAATCATTATTTTACACAATTTGTTCACATTACTACCATGTGAATGTGTTTTGAATCTGAAAAGATTAACTGCACTACCACCCACTTTTTGTGATACAATGTAAGGTGATGTTGCTGGTTGATAATCTTTTGAGAAGTCCAGTGGTGTTGATGCGAATACACCAGAACCACTTGTTGCTGAACCTGCTACATGGTTACCACTCGGAGCATCTCCTGCTGAACCACTAATAGATACTGCTGCTAAAGTAATATCTGTTTGGTTTGCAGGTAAGTTCAAGTACACATATGCTTCTTTATCACCTCTTGGGTTTTCACCAAAGACTTTTGTGATATAGTTATCATTTGCACTATCCAAAGATGCTGTGTATATTGAAGCTGCTACCGAACTACCACTTAACTCAAGTCCAAAAACAGAACTATTGATTTGTGCATAATTTAAACCAAAGTCAAGAGAACCTGATTGTAGACCTGCAAGTTCGTCTGCACTTGCATTTATCTCAAATAGAGATGAAGATGCGAAGTCACCACTTGCGTTTTGAACTGTGGGTGCTAACACTGCCATTAGGTTTTCTGTCAAATCTGTTCCAGAAGAACTTGCATCTGAAGCTGCTGAACCAGAAGCTGCACCATAAATGAACAATGGGTTTGCTGATGTATATCCACCTAAATGTAGTACACGAACAACTGTAACTCGTCCAGCGTTCTTCATATATTGTTGTACTGCGTAAGGTGCATAAAAGTCAGGATTCAACCCACCGAATTTTTCCTTAAAGTCATTAAATGACTCTACGGGTGTTGGTACAAATGCTGGACCTTTATTTGTAGGCCCGACAATTGCTGCCCCTATTTGTGCGATACCAGCAGGAAGAAATGATAAATCTTTCTCGTTGGTAAATACACCTGGGGATACGACTTTCTCTGCCATATTATTATCTCCATAGGTTAATTAATTAAGGTTAGAGTAATTCTTAAATAAATATAATTTAAAAATCTGAAAAGTGTATTTAGGAGTCTTTTATTTCACCAGAATCAAGATTTATGTTAACTTTTCCGTATTTTTCTTGTAAATCTTGTATAGCGGTCTGTTCTTCTGTCTGAGTACTTGTCCACTCATCTCTCAAACCTTCTTCTGTTTTATTTAGTATTTCAATTTGACTTGTAATTTGCATTCTTTGAACTTGTATTTGTCCAAGTTTTACCGTTATTTCTTGATATTTAGAACGAACTTTCTGTACATTTTCAAGTTCTTCTGGTGTTATCTTTTTAATATTTTCTGACATATAACTTTCTCCTAACTAATTAGTTTAATATAAATATTACTTAAATCTTTCAAACAATGAATTAATCTGTCCAAAACTCAAGTGCCATGTCAAGATTACTTCCAGAAGTAACTTTTCTAAGAATTTTAGTTCCATCATCTGACCAAACATCGTAGTCATCTGTAATGAACATACCATTTGTTTGCCAATCATATTGTGATGCACTAATTTCAAATTCCCATCTTGGCATTCCCTCACCAGTAAATTTGTTTACATGAAACATCCCCTCTCTACCATTATGGGAAAAGTATGCATTACATCTGTGACAAAAACTTCCAGTTGAACTAACACCAACCTCTTCTGAATCAAGGTCGTGATTTTCACTTGTATATATTAAGGAACCAGATTGTGAACCAGAGTTTATGTATAATTTGTGTTGTGATTCTTCTGTAACATATATTGAACCAGACATATTTATTTCACCAACACATCGGGCATACGCTGATTGATAATTTATTTGTGTTGCCTCATTAGAGTTACTTTGTGTTATATATGTACAATCGTTCCATGCCATGACTTTATTTCCTAATTACTAAAGGAGTTCAACACCTACAAATAATGAACCAATATTTACACCATGACGATACACATCAACTGATACATCATTTGAACTCCAGGTTCCATTAGGTATTTGTAACCTGGTAATATACCACTTATTTGTTCCCCCACCTGATGTCTCTGCGTATATGTATCCAGTTGGGTCTGATACACCAGTACTACTACTTGGTGTTCCACCAGAAAACCTGTAATTCCATCTTGTTGGAGTGCCACCAGGAGTTCCAGGTATTCCACTCATACTTGATTTTATATTATTATATGCCGTTACTGCATTAGCTGGAGTAGCGGGTAAAGGTGTAGAAGAACTTGGTGACGCAGTTGAAGTAAACCATTTTTGAGTAGGAGCATGTGGATATGGTGGAGCAAAGTCTTCAGTTGTTCCGTTTACATCAAACTCAGTTACTTGTAAATCTCCTTTAAATGAATTGGGACCAGAACTTCCATTCTTGTAAGCAAAAATTAAATATGCACCAGGATATCCACCTGTTAAGGTTCCATTTGCATAATCAGAAGAAGATAAATCTATGTTATAGGTATGTAGTGTAGTACCACCTGGTCCAGTAAATAATGCTGGCCCCATATATACTCCTGGTGAGGCCGCTGCTTGAAAGTCATGGTCGTAGTCATAGAACTCCGACATTCTTGCACCTGGATTGGTGGGTGTAGCTGGTGGAGCAAGAGGTCTATTTGCTGGTGGATTACTGGTATTTAACCCTATCGGAGCTGGATGGACAACAGACAGAGGAGCTTCTTGTAATGGTGATTGTGGGTCTCCTGGTGTTAACGCTCCAGCTGGAGAGGAAAATGCAAATTTATTAGGGCCCACTTCAGGAGGTGAGTTTCCATATGAGTAAATGTACGCTCCTATGATATGTTGACCACTACCATTACTTCCTCCTCTAAAAATAGTATACATTATTGTACTACCTGGAGCTGAAACAAAACCACCTGGGTCTGTAGATAGATATGTTTGTGCGTGAGCTTCAGTAACTGGAGCAGCACCTCCAGGGTTAAATGGAGATTGTGATGATGCTACTCTTGACAATCCAGGACTTGCTGTACCGCCATGTAAACCTGCAAGTGATATATCTGCTAATGCCCTTGCACTATTACCATCAGCACCCATAAAAGGGGTTCCTGTATCTCTTGTAATACCTGTAAGGGGATTAGGATGGGTATCCTCTGCTTCTAAAGCATATATAGGAGAGTAAAACCCATTATCACCAGTTGATTGTGGATAGTTAGAAGTCGGGCCTACTATAATATCACCCAGATTGTTTTGTCCATCATTTAAGGTCACATAAGATTGATAGGTATTTGTTATCATCTCCAATGCTATTCCAGTTAAGGATAACTCACCACTACTTGGAACTGCCATTAGATTAACTCTCTGTATTTTTCTAAATTTATCATTTTAGGTACTATCCTATCTGAATACTTTTTTTTGTAATTTTGTAAGTCATATTTCCAATCCAATCTCCACAAATTATCTGAAACTCTTTTCACTTGTTCACACTCATAAGAGTTTAAATAATCAGTAGTTTTGTAAAATTTATCATCATATTTCACAAATTGTTTTACATGGTCTACATATGTTGTCATGTATAAATATCTTTGATTTGAGTTAAACTTAACATTATATTCTTCTATAGTATCTGGAGTTTCCATACAAATTATGTCAATTTTTATTCTATATTTGTTTAGTCCAGTGTCTACAACATCTCTAAAAAAATCAGATATAATTTCATAGTCACTTTCTTTTGGACTACCCATGAGCCTAATATCAACATCCCAAGTACAATCTCTCATAAATCTACCACATAGACCAAATTCAAAATAATCTAATTCTTTTATT